GAAAGTAGTTGATCTACTTCCCCATTCTCTTCCTCCACGGCTGATCAGTGAATACGTAGAGGGACGACGAATCATGCCATCGGGAACACCATTTCCCGGACCATGGCAAAATAGCCGCACGCCCTACTGGGTCGAGATCATGGACTCCATGTCCCCGTTCTCCCCGATCCGCCACGGCGTGCTCATGAAGCCGCGCAAGATGGGTGCCACCGCTCTCGCGGAGTGCATCGCCGCCTACTGGGTCGATGCCAACCCGACCGCCTTGGAGTACACCACCGCCACCGACGACCTCGCCCTGGACTGGAGCACGAAGCGCTGGGAGCACGTCGTGGACTCCCTCGGCTTCCGCCACAAGCTCGTCGCGCAGACCATCGCGAAGTCCCGCCGTACCGGTGACACGGTTTTCAAGAAAGAGTACATGGGAGGGTACTTCGACATCATCTCCCACTTCTCCATGGCCGCCCGCCGCGCGGGGGATTATCGCGTGCAGATCAACGACGAGATCGACGGGGGGGCCCCGACACTCTCCAGCGGAGAGGGGCGATGGCTGGAGGTCCTCCACGGCCACGTCACCTCATGGGGAGAGCGCGCAAAGATATTCGACTTCAGCTCCCCCACCACGGAGGAACTCTCTGAGATCAACCGCGAGTGCAACCTCGGCGACTATCGCAAGTACCTCATCCCCTGCCCACACTGCGCCGCGAAGGCCCCCACCGCCATCTCCCTCCCCGGCCAGCCCACGCAGGAGTACACCAAGGAACGCGGCTACCAAGAACTTGTGGACCTGGACGACAGCGCGGCCTATGGCATCAAGGGCATCTACCAGGCTGGCGATCTCGTGTGCGCCGTCTACGTCTGCCAGTACTGCAGCGGTGAGATCCACAACCACCAGAAGACGGACATGCTCTCCCGCGGCCACTGGGAGGCAACGAAGAAATCCAGCGACCCCGGCCTGCGAAGTTGGCAGATCGGGGGCCTCTACGCGCCCGTGGGCATGATCTCCTGGACGGCGTACTTCCGCGAAAGGCAGGCCGCCATGAATGATTCCGAGCTCATGCGGACCTTCCAGAACATCCGCCGCGGCCTCCCCTATCATGAGTCCGGCGCGCGTCCGGATCTTGCGATCGTCATGGATCACAAGGGCCGCTACCGCGAAGGCGAGCTGCAGCCCGGCGTCGTGTGGCTCTCCGCCGGTATGGACGTGCAGCGCGGTAAGGACAGGCCTGAGTCACCCGACGAGGGTCCGCGCTTGGAGATGGAGATCCTGGGCAACGGCGAGTTTTACCGCACGTGGAGCATCCTGTACAAGAAGTTCTACGGCCCCATCGACGATCCCTTCGCCGGCGCATGGGAGCAATTCTGGGAGTGGTGCACGACGGCCGATCCGCTGATCCACAAGCTCGGCAAGCTCGCCTTCGAGCGCGCCGACGGCGCCATCCTCCCCGTGAGGGCCTTGTTCATCGACTCCAGCGACGGCCAGACGACGGACATCGTGTATCGCTTCTGCTCGCGCACGCTCGGTTTCATCCCCTCGAAGGGCACGGGTTGGGTGACGGCGGCCAAACTCAAGGAGCGCGGTGACGTCGCGGGCCCCGGCAACATGCGCCACTACCGATGGTTCCGCATCGGAACAGGTGAGCTTGAGGGCTGTGAGCTCAGTACGAATTACTACAAGGAGGCCTTCTTCTCCCGTATGAAAACACCGCGACGCAGCGCAGATCCGCAGCTACCCGGCTACTGCGACTTCCCCGTGGATCGCCGTGACTACCGCGAGTATTTCGAGCAGCTCCGCGCGGAGGAGCGCAGAAAGAGTGACGGCAGCGACCACAAGGTACGCGTGCGGAACGAGGGGCTGGACTGCCGCGTCTACGCAATGGCCGCAGCCGAGACCTACGTCATGGGGCAATTGAAGTTGCTCAAGGAGTGGGCGATCAAGAACGGGGCTACCACGGCGCAGGCCGACGCATACACGGCCAAGGACATGATCCGCCAGTGGGCGCAGGCCCTCACGTGGAAAAAGCCCGTCTGAAAATACCCACTGGACGATACCCCGTGCACGTGGTATCGTGCATTCGATGAGCGACCCCGTCCTCAACCCCACGAGAACGACACTCTCCATCCTGCCCGCCGACAAGCGCGCCTACTACCTGGAGCGCTGCACGCACTGGAAAGATATCGTGGTGAAACTGGAAGCCGCACTCGACGCCCTCCTCACCGATCCCGACACCGGAGCCGCACTCACCCTGGAATCCTACTCCTACGCCGGGGGCAACGGCCAGCAGAGCGGGAAGAAGCGCTCCCCCGAGGAGATCTCGCGCTCCATCGCGGCGGCCGAGAAGCAGTACGGCTATTACTACTCGAAGCTCTACGGAGGGGGCAACGTCAACATGTCCCTGCGGAGGCGGCGATAGATGGCGGCCGGTCAAATCACGCAGGGCCGGATCCGCACGGACGTTGATCCAGACACGCACATGCCGCCCGATTCCATCAAGGGCGATTACTGGAAATATGACGGGTATTGGTACGGATGGTGCCCCGCCGATGGAGAGCGCGATCTGTTCTGCTTCCTACGAAATCATAACGTGACGACGTTCGGGGGTATGACCGTTGAAGGTATTACGGTTTGGCCTTCGATCCTCTGCGGCAGCCCCGGCCGGCAATGGCATGGATTCCTCGACTACGGCGTATGGAGAGAGATATGACCCGCGTCACGAGCGAGGACGTCACCGGCATTTCCTTCGCCTCGCACCCCGCCGAAGTTGACTTCACCACCTTCGGGGGCCGCTCCGTCGCCACCCTGCCCCCCCGCGCCATCCCCGACATCATCCTCCGCGACATTGAGCGCGCCATTTTCGACAAAGGGTATCGCCACGGTGTGAAGGCCGTCACCGTCGAAATCATCCGCGAGGAGAAGCGCACGCGCCTCCGCGCAAGGATCACGTATGGATAGCGCAGACCGCAAGCATGCTCGCTCCACCCTGATAATGCTGGGCATGCTCGCCACCATAGGACTCACTGAAGAGCAACGCGCCAGTATGCCCGATCTTCCCGACGTGGCCGGATACCAGAGGCGCCCCGAAGGCTATGGCGTGCACCTCTCCAAAGCCGAGCGCAGGGGCAAGTCCGTTGCCGAGCTGCAGCGCCTCCGCGCACAGAGGATGAGCGATGCCTGAGCGCCCCGCCCGCCGCCGCTCCACACTCGCCGCCATCCTGGACGTCTTCGCCAACCACTACGAATCCCGCCGCCTCGCCCACGATGCCGTGGCCCGGCACGAAGCGCAGCAGCCCGCGCGGATGCAGGCGCAGTCAGGCGGCTACCCCTACGGCTCCTATGGGGGCATGCCCTATGGCGGCTCGCGTGCGGCAGGCGCGAAATACCCCGGCGGCATGTCGAAGCCCTACGGAGGGCATCTCTGGAACCACTGGCAGACGCGGCAGCAGGCCCGCGACATCGTCGAGGACTCGATCCATGCCTACGGCATGGTGCACCGCCGCGCCGACACCATCGTCGACCAGGGCCTGCGCGTGCACTCCACACCCGATGCCGCAACGCTGGGCCTCTCCCCCGAGGAGATCGCGGCCACCGCCGCGCAGATGGACTCCATCTTCGATGCCTGGTGCCGATCGAAGGACCAGCACCGCGCGGGCATGTTCAACTTCTACGAGTCCACGCTCCTCCTCGGCGTCGAGGACACGCGCGACAACGACGAGTTCATCCGCTATTTCTACAGCCAGCGTTCCGACCTCATAAACCCGCTGCAATTCGAGATCATCGACGCCAACCAGATCCGGGGCGACGCCTTCACCTCCACGACCTCGATCAGCCAGCGCAGCATCGACGGCATCGAGCGCAACGCGGACGGCAGCGAGCGCGCGTACAAGGTGTGGGTCCAGGACGCAGGGGACCCCCCTCCACCTCCGCGCGAGGTGACCATCCCGAAGTGGGGCGAGAAGTCGGGCCGCCTCATGATGACCCACGGCTTCCGCGCCGAGTACGCGGGCCAGCAGCGCGGCTACAGCCTCCTGGGCGTATCGGCGCAGGAATGGCAGGAGCTCGAGAACTACATCCTGTCCATCATCATCAAGGCGCGCAACCAGAGCCAGTTCGTCGGCGCCGTGGAAAACGCGCAGCAGCCCTCCAGCAACCCCTTCGAGAACGTAAGCCAGCCACCCATGGCCGGCCCCATGGGCATGGGCGATGTCTCACTCCCGGGGGCCTCCGTCAGCGGCAACGTCGCCTATCCTCCCGTCACCTTCACGCCCATCGCCGAGGCCGCCTTCGACAACCCCGGTGCCACCCTCCTCACGCAACTGGCGCAGGGCGACAC